GTTGTAATCTTGATCTTGGGGGGTGGAGGGATACCGTCCATTTCATCTGAAGAAGATGACGATAGATCAGCTTGTCTCTTTTTGTTTTTTTTGATTTTTCTAGGGGCATTGGTATTTGGTGTTTTAATGGGGGCGTTGGGGGTTAATGGAATATCAGATTTGTTCTGAGATTCAAAGTACTTTGTGAGAGCTTCTCTCATCGTCTTTGCTCCACTTTGACCAGATAACTCTAGGTACTTATGAAGTTTGGGATCTGTTTTGCATAACTTCTTCATTTCAGTTATTTTCATCTTTTTAAGAGACTTGACATCTACTTGTTCAACATGTTCAATGTTACAGTCTATCGGGGGTGGCCGTTTGATAGATTCCTTTTGGACACCCCCCACTTGCTGCTCATCCATTAATGCATATTTATAGAATGTTTCTTCAACTTTATCAAAGTCTAGACCATTCATATCAGCAATAGCGGCAAGTCCCTTATGAATATAAGCACGTGAGATAAATCCAGTACCATGTTTGGCAGGATTGTGTACGTAAGACATATTGTTTTAGCTCTGTTTCCACTCTTATGTAGATATTTGTGATATGGATAAGAATACAAACTTAAGGACTCACACAGATCATTTTTTTCATGAGGCTGCTAACATCACTGTTTTAAGATTATCAATATCATTTGTTTTCTTTAAAATTGATACATAATACAACAAGTTGTCAGTACTTGGTTCTTTGCCGTAAATACTTTCATATGTTGTTTGAACAACGCGAATATATTCTATTGTTTGATTGTTCGATTTAGTTGAAGGTTTCGTCGTTTTTTTTGAAGGCAATGAACTTGTATTTGAATTCATTACAATTGCGGGTTGATTCATACATATTTCTACTCTTTGAGCTGGTTTAGGTAGACTAGAATAACCATCCGTTTTGGTATGTGATGTGTTTTCATCTTTGTGTAAGAAAACGTCTTTCCAATTACTACCATTTTTAACATCTTCTAGTCTTTCTTGGAACAATTGTATATTTGTAGTAAATTTATTACCTAATAATATTATATTATCTAATTCAGAATCATAATGTTCAATTAGATGAGTGCAAAAAGAGTGAATAGCACTATCTACTCTAGGATCTATGTATTTTGATTCAGCAGCTATCTTAATAATACCTAGAAATATGCCTAGACCAGTTTCTATATTTGCATCAATAATTTTACTCGGTGACAGTGTCGATACAGATTCTAAATATTCTACGAGTTGCTTTGACAACAGCTCTATTGTATCTCCATAATCTTGTGTTTTACCTAATTTACAATCCCAAGATATTTCAAAGCGTAATTGTGCAGGACCAGTTTTCTTAGGGATCCTCCATATACGAACGACCCTTGCACTTAAAGACCTATCTAATTTTATTCTACAATTGCATTTGTAACCTTCTTTTGAGTCTAAAGAGTCAACACATATTTTATCTATAGTATGACATACAGAATTTTTATCCCACTGAATTAAAAAATCCGCAGTTACAAAGCTATGTGCTTTATGTGGTTTAACAGAATATGACCAAAAAAAAGGCTTTCCATTATGTAATTTTTCACAATGTCCTTTACATGGTAAAGTATGTGACATTATTTCTTCGAATTAATTTTACTAGGAAAAAAAAAGGTACCAACGAAAAAAAAAAGAACTGTTTAGCTATGGTAGTCATATCACTTACAGATACATTTAATTTTTCAAGATTAAAAACCCTTTTATCTAGGTTGATAAAGATTACAAGTACTTGCTCATTAAAAATTACAAGTAACAAAATGTGTTTATATTTTGACAATAATTTGATTGAATTTCCAATAGAAACATATGATGTTTATAGTAATATATTTTTTACAATAAATATCATGGTTTTATATGATTTAATAAGATCATTGAAATCTAACTCAAAATGCATTATGATAATTGAATGTAAGAATCCAGATTCAAATAAATATTTATTAAATATTGTATGTACAAACGATTCAAAAAAACTTAAAAAATCTAATTATAAAAGGAAACTTTACATAGAAAAGATAGAAGAATTCAACATAGAAGAGATAGATAAAGTTTTTAGTAAGACATCATATTTCGATGCAAAAGAATGTATATGGACATTGGAGAAATGGGATACACCATTTAATACTATACATTTTGAATTGAATGAAAATAATATGATATTATTTGCAAAAACAGATGAATATAAGGCAACAACAAAAATATTATTATCAAGTTCCGATCATGATAATATAGAAGGGGTTATGTATACGAATCAATTCTTAAATATGATATGGGTTTTAGAAACAATATCACAAAAGTTATATGTATATACAGACCCTATCACATTTAATACATACATATTTGCCGAATCTTTCGATTCAGAATATTTAAATATTAAATTCAAAATTTAATTGCGTAAATAATTCATCATACTTTTTTTTTAAAATAAATAATGAAGAAGGTATTTTTATATATAATTGTATTACTATCAATTATATATATACTTTTGTGTATGAGATATTATATTTTCAATTTTCAAGACGATACTACTTTGTTTATAGAAGATTCATCTGTAGATAAAGTGAGGGATGATAATAAACTAACATATTATCAATTTCCTCCAGATTATAACATTCAAGATAACAAAGGTCTTTCTGTATCAAAAAAAATAAACAGATCTTTGGTTTCTAGAAAAATCTACTTTATTGGTAAAGACACTGAACAATTGAGTGTATATATATTTTATCCCAATCAGACTGATATATTATTAGATATAGAAAATCAAAGTAAATTTGATAAAACGATTGAATCTGTTTTTGGTTTTTCATTCCATAAAACACTTAATAATTTCAAAATGACAAGTGATTTTGATATTACTAAGCACTATGAAAAATTAGAGTTTTTAGAAATACCAATTACAGGTGGACAACTTATTTATGTACCCAAAGGTTTTTGGTTTTACACAGATGATACAAGTATGCTTCGTCAAATGTAATTTCGTCAAATGTAATTAGTAGTATTAAAAAGCACATTGTGAGAATATAAATGAAACAAATTTACTAAAAGCTATTTTTAGTTTTAAGTTATCACATTTTAGATGTTTTTGCATGTATACAATATATGTTGTAGTTGAATTTGATGCAGTACGTTTAAAATAATTATAATTCTTCAACTTATCGTTAAACTTTTCGAATGGATATTCCTCTTTATTCAAATTTTTGTTTGTTCGATTGTGTATTTTATAAAGCCAAAAAACAAGAGCTTCTCTACTAGACAGATCAATTTTTAATTGTTTTATATGATTTTTGTAGTTATCAGAACATTTCTTGCAAGTAAGTATAATTGGTACTATTTTTGTAAAAAAAACTTCATAATCTTTACGCAATGAAGTATCGTACCTTGTTGTAATAAAATGTAAAATATTCCATAAATTTCTTCCCCAATTTATCTTATTTTGAGGCACTTTATTCATTTAATTTTAGATATATATTTTTTAGAAAATGTAAATTTTAAATTACGTCTACCATATCTACTGTACATAAGAAATGTCTTTTGCAGCATATACGTTTAATGTTCAAATCCATCATGGCTTGTGCTTCAGCAGTAATTGTATCAGAATCGTTTTGTAATATATCTGCATCTAACAATATGATATCATCTTGCTTCTTTTCAGTTCTATATTTTGAACACAAATCATTATAAGCAGTCCATTTATCAGAAATAAGAGACCCACATGTAAAACATCTAACGGGTACCAACATAATTAATGTATATTACTTTAGATTTTATATATCATTTTTATCCCATTTCAACAAATTTGTCAAGTGTATTTATTTTTTGCTTCTTCTTCTTAGAATTTTTTCTTTTTTTTGTATCATTGACATCATCTAATACTAGATTATCTATATTTAAAAATTGATCGGTAGAACGCTGTGTAGATGGTTCATTTGGTAAATCATCCATTTGTAATTTTAATGACACCATGGGAGGATGTAAAACAACAGTCTCATTTTTTTTACTTCTAAATTCATCAATTTGCATGTTACCTCCAAAAACAGAAAGTTCTTCTCTATGGGGTGCGGGTTTTATTCTTTTAAGTGGATTTATGATTGAATGTAATAATTCTATCTGTTGATGATAATCACCATATTTTGACCCATGTTCTATACTATATGCACATACACATTCAGGAGAACAAAACGATCCCACTGACTCTAAAGAGCCATCCATTTTAATATTCAATGGTAAACGTATGGTTTTTGTTTGAAATGGATGACAACACCACCAGCACCATATAGATTCTGCAGTATATATCTTATCGTTGTTAGGTAAAGTATCATTTGTTTCTATCTTATCAAAGTTATTATTGTCATATATTGATTCTATTTTTTCGTTATTGCCATTAACAGAACAATATAAATCATCCATATTGTCAAAGGCGAGAGGTGTATTCAATTTAGGATTGTATTTTAAGTCGCATAACTTACTTTCATCCAAATCTTCATCTTCATAATTATCCTTTAGAGTTGGTTTTAAATGAATAATTACACTTGATGGTAATTTTGAAGGGTCAGTGATGTTAACAACAGCTGAAATCTTCTTAGTTGTCGCCTTTTTAATCTCATGGCTACTCGCCTTTCCTTTTTTTTTTATGTATGGCATCGATAAATAAGAAATATTATAACTATTTGTTTAATATAGATGGAACCAGTTGATTCAATTAGCGAAGAATTTTTTCAACATTCGAATTTTGAAATGATAACATCTGTTATTGAAGTTGACTTTAAAACGCGATTTAATAAGGATATCAACGATGAATGTCCTGATTTGAAATCTATTGTATTTCAAACCATGGTTAATATTTTCGATAATTCATTAGATGAAGAAAAACAACTTGAAATTTTAAATAAAAACACTTTAAGCGGGTGTTTACCAGAAATTCTTCATAATATAAAAAATTCCAAAAAAAAACAAGAAGAGCAAAAGGTGACTAAAATTGAAGAGATAGTCGAATTAAACCAAAAGGATATGGCAACACCAATTGACAATTTGGAAACTGTTGAAGATGTATTGATACCAGAAGCAATAGATAATAATATATCTGAATTAGTTTCAAAAGATAATGAAGCTATAAGTGAAAATGTTATAAATACATCTATTAATAAATTGGAAAGTGATAAACAAATTGAAAAGGAATTAATAGTAGAACAGTTAGTAACAAATATAAAGGATTTGCCTCAAACAGATTATGAAAAGGAATATATAGATAAAATAGTTGCAATTGAAATAAATAGCAGAGACAGAAAGGATATTGATGTGGGAAATGACAATGCTTATTCATTCTCTGTGAAATTTGATTCTGGTGAGAACCACAAAACAATTGGATTATCAGAAGGTATTAAAAATATTGTAAAAGTAACATTGAGTCATATTATAATACCAAATATTGGTAATAACATATCACGATACCCATATTTATATTTAGAGATACCAGAATTCCCAGGTCAATTTATAGGATCTTCTGAATATTCATCAAGGGCATTTGCTAAAATTATAAGAGATAAAGATTGGGCAGAAACATCAAATTCTAATATAACATTTTTCTGTATGTATGATAAATTTAGTAATGGGTGGATTAGTGAAACACCAATCGCATCTATCCCAAAAATTTCAGTTAATATTTTAACACCCAGAGGTGAATTGATACCTACACTACCTGATACGTTTACATTAAAAAAAATAACTTGTCAAAAGGATAATAATAATAATATTACATCTTTTACAATAGAAACAAATGAATATTTTGATAATGATTTTTTAGCAGCAGATCATATTATTACATTTCATAATATTGTATTTAGCAATGGAAACAACGATGAATCAATCTTTAAGAATTTCTTAGAAGAAAGAGAAGGTCATGTTATAGAATCAACTGTAGACTCTAATAAAGTAAATTTTTCTAATCCATACAAATTCGACACTGCAACTGGCAATAGAATATACGAAAATTATGGTTTAGGAAATACTAGTGTTTATAATATTAGTGGTACTATTATGAATTCTTCCAAGCAAACAAGTGTGTGTTTTCATTGCACAACTCGTAACTATAAAAATTCAACAGTGTCACAAATAGTATAATTAGTTAAAAAGGTTGGATATTTTAAAAAAAGAGCCGTTTTTTTTTAATTTCTCCTTTAATTTTTTGATTTCAATGTCTTTATTATGAAGTTCAATACTTAATTTATAGTGAGATTTCTGAAGTGTGTTCAACATTACTTCGAAATTTGTTTTTGCTTCCAA